CCAAAACCTGTAGATATTACCTCTGGTCAAATATTTGCTCAAAAACCAGGTGACTCTTTTACGATGATGAACTCTCACACTTTTATGAACGAGCCAGATGGACAATCTTTACAAAAAGTGTTACAATGGGTTTATCATTCTCACGACAAAAAAGAGTATTTTGAGAAAGTACAAACAACAACATTCCCTAATACATGGAAATCTGTTGCTGAATCCTATGTGAAAGTTATTGAGAACATACATGACACACAATCTAGAGCATTCCGACATCAATCTTGAAAAATGGTTTGAAGAACTAGAAGCTAGTATTGATTTAGAACGTGAACAACCACCTATACAAGAAAGAGATTTTTCTCTTTTTAATAAGGTATTAGAAGATTTTCACGGAAATGCACCCATTATTGACGAGTCTTATAATGGTCAATTGCCAACTATCACTCCTAAAGCCAAAATTTTCATTACTCAAAATCTGGAAGAAGGACAGTATTTTCGTCTTGGAGTCATCGGAGGAGGATGCTCGGGTTTTAACTACGAGTTTGATGTGGCTATAGAAGCTGAGGATGAAGATATACAGTTTTCAGACTCACCACCAGCTTTAGTAGATCGTGAATCTTTACAATTTTTATACGGAACTACCATTGATCTTGAAGATAAAGGAATGAATAAAATATTAAAAGTAGATAATCCTGGTGCTAAGGCATCCTGTGGTTGTGGAACCAGCTTTGCTTTTGATGAGGAACTATTAGATTTTGTTTGATTGGATTGTAAACGAAAGCGGATTACCGTGGCTTAAGCTTGATATACAATTTAACCACGAAGCAATGTTGAAAGAAGCTGTAGCACTAAAAAATAGTTTTGTTAAACATCGTGATGGTGACGGTAGCGGAGGTTATAGACATAAAGGTTGGCGCAGTTTGTGTATTCACGGTATCAGCGCAGAAAAAACTAATCATTTTGCAGAATATGGTTACTCATCAAATGAAGAAACTCCCTATCAATGGACTGAAATAGCAAATCTATGCCCTTATACAGTTTCTTTTTTTAAGAATAAATTTCCCTTTAAAAAATATTACAGAATTAGGTTTATGTTACTTGAGCCAGGGGGATTTATTACTCCTCATTCTGATATGGTTGGTAATAAACTTTCTCCTATTAACATGGCTCTTAATCATCCTAATGGTTGCAAAATGAAGATGAAAGGACACAAAGGTTATGTGCCTTTTAAGCCTGGAACTGCTATGATGCTAGACGTCGGTAATGAACATGCCTATATCAATGATAGTAAAGAAGATAGATTTCACATTATCGTTCATGGGGTAAAAACTAAAAAGTTTGAACAACTGGTAGAGAGAAGCTATGAAAAGAATCATGGGTAAGAATAAAAACTATGTTGTAGGCATCTATGATGATCGCAGTATGTCTGGAAACCTAACAAAAGACGAAAAACGTAAAGAGATTACAGAGTTTTTTACTAGATTCAAATACTTTGGACCAATTATTGTAAGACAAGATATCAATGAGGTATTAGATGAAGCACTTACGCATAATGTTGAGTACTGTATAGTTCAATCAGTGGGTCACATTATTAAAGATGTTTCTTTTTTTCACTTCATAGAAAAATGGATTGAAAAACAAGATTTTTTTATTACTGGTCATATAATGGACAAAAGTAAAAAGAATAAAAATAACCCTAAAGGAATAAATGGCTACTACGGTTTACATAAACAATGTATGCTTGTGAATCTAAAATATTACGAAAAATTTGACAAACCTGTATACGGACAAAAATCTTTAAGCAAAGAAGAAAAAGTTATAAAAGCAGAACGACACGTAAAAGATATTCATGATGACTATACCCCGATTTCATTAAAACCAACAGAAGAGCTAACTGTATGTACTCCTGCAGTAGATGGTTGGAATTTTATTAACACATCCTTAGCAAATGATTTAACTGTATACAACTTCCATCCCAAAATTAGAGAATATAAAGAGTACATATACCCTGATACGAGTGCTGCTCTTCTTGAACACCAACTTTCTTGGATTACGAATATTGCTAATTATGCTCAAGACTGCGTATTTTTTTGGAATACAGAAACCTACAGAGACTTAAAGTATGTTAAAATCGAAAAACCGATACAAAAACTTTATGCAGTAGCAGCTAGTTTTAAACCTAATATGATCCTTAATCATTATAACTTTACAGATGATTGTGAAGTGTTCTTTTATGACTACAGCAAAGCAGCCTTAGCTTTTAAAAAGTTACTAATTAAAGAGTGGGACGGAGAAGATTATCCAAGTTTTTTAAACTATGCTCAGAGAAAATATAATATTAATGAAACAGGCGGTAACGAAACTCAGCATTTAAGTAGGGAAGCGTTATGGAAAAGAGAAATTGAATGGTGGGGATCCGAAAAAGCAATAAAAGATCACTGGGATAGGTATAAAAAACTTCAGCACGTGTACATCCATTGTGATATCTGTGAAAACCCTGATCGCATTACTAGCCTTATATCACCTAATGAAAATTCAGTAATTTGGTGGAGTAACGCTTTTCATACTGTAGGAGCACAATATTTTAGAGGTTTAAAAGGTGTTAAAACCTGTTATGAAACATGGCTATCTCAATTAGAAGAAAAAAACCCCGATCTCTGGATTTTAGGAAAAGATTACTTAGACAGACCTGTTGAAGGTGAACAATTGAAGGACTATATCTATGCTTACCATAGCTAAAACAAAGTTAGTTTTTGATAACTCTTGGTTATCAAAACTAGAATTCAAACCTCATGATGATTATGATTTAGCTGGTAATGTAGATGCTGTATCAATTAAAAGTGTAGACGGACATATTCACAGTTTTTATAGAAACAAACCAGTTGAGCACCCACAAGATTTTAAATTTACTAAGTATTACTCTTTATGTAAACCTTTGATTGATTTTTTTCAATTTGAAACAACTAGGATTAGAGTACACAAACAAGAACCTGGACAGTCTATTCCAATCCATACAGATGACAACAATTTAAATGCAAAGACAAATGACGACTTTAGATTAAGAGCTGTTACTGCTCTTACTGGTGATGATGATTTTATATACCAATTTGAATTGAACGGTGAGCTTGAACAGCTTAATTTGAAACCAGGAGAAACAGTTATATTTGATCCCGATTTAGTAGGGCATGGAATGATTAACAATTCCAAAGAAAAAATAAGATACTCACTAGTGCAAGTATTTAGTGCTTACCCAGTTACCCCTTGGTTAAAAGATTTTATTAATAAAGATCAGATAGAAATATTATGAATATAGATTTTGGAACTGCGTTCCACAAACCAAATGGAAATGCAGTGAAAGTAACTATAAATGAATTTAGAGAAAAACTTTATCTACACATAAGAGAGTATTCTATGGATGGAGACACAGGACAATGGTATCCAACTAAATCAGGATTTTCTATACCAGCTGATGAAGTCAGTTCTCTCATACCCCTACTTGAAGAAGCAAGTGATGCGGTTGCAAAAAGATATATTTGGAATACGCAATTAGAATTAGAATTGGAGAATGATTATGAGTATTAAAGCTTGGAACGACGAGCAAGAAGCAGAACTCATTAAACTTTATACTGAAGAAGGACAGAAAGACGTTTATAAATTATCTGAACACTTCTCAAAAGGTTACAGAAGTGTTATAAGTAAATTAGTTCAATTGAAAATTTACGAAAAACCTGTAATTGAAGAAGATGATAAATCTCAAACAGTAAAAGTAATGTTAAGAGAACTAGAAGATATACTAAATATAGAAATTGAAGGTGTAAATCTTAATAAAAAAGAAAATCTTCAAAAACTTCTTAAAGCAGTTAAGGATAATTTTGCTTAATGGTACAAAAATATGAAAGTCACGAAGACTATATGACTCGTCGTATGAAAGAAGACGAAGACGCTTATGAAGATCGTAAATGGGAAGAACATAAACAATTACTTGATAAAAAATATATTTTTGAATCTCCAGATGGAGGTAATACTGTTTATAAACGTTTTTTAGGATCTGACTACACGCAAAGGGTAAAGGTGTGCTCATCAAAAATTAATTATAAATTTGATGAAGATAAGTATATTCAAGAAATCAAAGAGTATATAGATTCTACTTACTCCCAACATTACTCTACTAATAAATTTCAATCTACTGAAGTAATTATAGATAGAGGACATGGAACAGGATTTTGCATGGGTAACGTAGATAAATACTCTAACCGATACGGTAAAAAAGGCACAAAAGAAGATGCCAGAAAAGATTTACTAAAAGTAATACACTACGCTTTATTACAACTTTACGTACATGATACACAAGATAAATTCATATAAAGCTTTCTCAGTTCTCAAATTATTGATATATTCTTTATATGAATTATAAAGAACTCAAACAACTTATTCAAAAACATAATCATGCGTATTATGATCTAGCTGCTCCGACAATCTCGGATTCAGAGTGGGATCAACTATATGATAAGCTTGAAGCTATGGAAAAGGCTCAAGGCTGGTATGATTATGATTCTCCTACTATTCAAGTAGGTGGTACAGCTGGAAAAGTTACTCATCCATACAAGCTTTACTCTCTTCGTAAAGTTTACGATTCTGAAGAAGTTGATTCATGGATGAATATCAAACTCCCTAAAATTGACGGTACTAACCTGACTCTCATTTATCGTAGAGGCAAGCTTAAGCTTGCGCTAACTCGCGGTAATGGAGAACAAGGTGAGAACGTCACACACCTTGTAGAGTTTTTGAAAAATGCTCCTGCAAGAATTAATACAGAGTATGATGAGGTTGTTATTAATGGTGAGTGTGTAACTGACAATTACGTTGATAACTTCAGAAATTATGTAAGTGGTGCACTTGGATTAAAAGACGCTCTTGAGTTTAGAGATAGAAATATTAATTTTA